TGCGCAGAGTGCGCGGAAAAGTTATGTCAGTTTTGCTTGCTGACATTAGCACAGCAAGCGCGCTGGTCGATCAAGTTGAAGTGCAGTTTAAAAAATCAAGCGATACAAACTATTCACCGCTGTCAGTGTCAAGCGGATACACTGGCACACTCCGCGCTGAAGCATTTGGCGTCGAAGATGGATTTTACGACGTGCGCGCGAGAGCAATCAACGCGCTGGGCGTGCGCGGCGATTTCAACACTGTGTCAAATTTTTACGTTGACGCATTGGCTGCACCGCCTGCCGACGTGACAAATTTTGACGGCCAAACGGTCGGATCAACGCTGCATTTAAACTGGACGCCTGTCGCTGATCTTGACTTGGCGCATTACGTTATCAGATACTCTAATCAAACCAGCGGAGCGACTTATTCTTCGGCTGAAGATTTGGCGCAAGTGGTCAGCAGTTCAAGCAGTTTGTCTGTTCCGGCGGCGTCAGGAACCTATTTTATTAAAGCGGTGGACGATACAACCAGCGGGTCAAACGTGTCAGCAAACGCGGCAAGCTTTGTCATTACAAACGTCAATCTTGGCGATCTAAATGTTGTGCAGGCTTTAACAGAAAATCCAAGTTTTTCTGGGGTCAAATCTGACGTCGTTAAAAATAACGACAGCAAGCTGGAACTTGACGTTGCTCCAAAGTTCGATGACGTGACAGGCTTGTTTGATGATCGCCCTGGCAATTTTGACGGCGATTTCGGCGGCTTTGCATCAAGCGGTATATACTATTTCGCAACATATCTTGACCTTGGTGAAAAATACACAAGCAGAATATCAAACGACGTAACTGTTGAGAGATCCGATTTGACTGATTTGATGGACTCGGCTCAAGGACAGTTTGACAGCCGTGCAGGTTTATTTGACGGGGAGCCAGCCGCATTTGATGACGTGTCAGTTTCTGTGCAAGTGCGGCACACAAACGACGACCCCACAGGCACACCAACATATACAGATTGGTCATCTTTTACGGTCGCTGACGTAACCGCCAGAGCAATGCAATTCCGCGCTGTGCTTTCATCTACAGATAGCAACGTGACGCCGCTTGTTAGCGCGCTATCAGCCAGAATTGATATGGAAGATCGGACAGAAAGCGGCGCAGATATCGTGTTTACTGGTACAAAGGCGGTTACTTTCGCAACGCCGTTTAAAGCAACCCCTGCAATCGGATTGTCGCTGGCAAACTTAACAGATGGCGACCGCTACACAATCACAGGAAAAAGCCGCACTGGCTTCACAATCAACACTTTTACCGCTGGGTCTGCCAGCACAAATGCAGTGACGCTTGACTACGTTGCGAAGGGCTTTGGAAAGGAACTATCATAAATGTCTCAACATGATTTCAACATCGCAAATCAGAGTTTTCCAGCAACGCGAACTGATCTGAATAACGCGCTTGTCGCGCTTGCGTCAAATTCGTCAGGCGATGCCGAGCCTGCAACAAAATACGCAAATCAGTGGTGGTATGAGACAGATACTAATACGCTTAAACTGCGCAATGAGGCAAATGACGCTTGGATATCTATTGCAGTGCTAGACCAATCTGGCAACGCTGTGCAGTCAATTACAACTGCGGGTTTGACGCTTGGTTCAACGGCAATCAGCGCAACAGGTGCTGAGATTAACCAACTTGATGCGATCACGCGCGGATCAATTTTGTATGGAAATGCATCTGGCGCAACTGCGAGACTTGCAAAGGGTGGCGCTGGTACAGTTCTTACTAGCGATGGTACTGACATCTCATGGGCTGCTTCTGGCGGTGGCGGTGGTGGTACAGAATTTATAGCGTCTAGCGGTGCAATCTCTAATGCAGCTACTGTAGATTTTACACAGTTTGACTCTACTAAGTATGACTCTTACCAGTTTAGATTTATTGATATTTTACCTGTAAACGATGATGTGGAACTTCGTGCACAGACAAGTTCTGATACTTCTAACCATGTCTACGATACAGGGGCTGCTGATTATATAAGGCAGGGCAATTCAAGTGCTACCGCCTCATTTGGTCAATTGGCAAGCAATTTTGGTATAAGTAATGAGACGCAAGAGCGCACCAATCTAGTGGTTGATGTGTTAAACCCTCATACAAGTAATTACACAGGAGTAGCAACTACTGGTGGTGTGCTTTGGAGGTCTCAGGGGTATCCTACAGGCTTGGGTGCTGCCGTTGACGTGTTTGTACGTAATGAAGCAGCCGAAGTAAATGCAATTAGATTTTTCGTTGAGAGTGGAAACATATCTTCAGGCGAAATCGTAATGTACGGATTCAAGAAAGCATAGGAGATTATCATGCCCCGCTATCACAATATAAATGGTCAATCAGTTCAGTTCACAGCAGATGAAGAAACTGCCCGTGACGCAGAAGAAGCGGCATGGGCTGACGGAGCCAATGACAGGGCGGCTAAGCATGTGCGCGAAGAGCGGGATGCTAAACTAGCTGCATGTGATTGGATGGCTAACAGTGATGTCACAATGTCAGACGAATGGCGCACTTATCGTCAGGCGCTGCGTGACGTTCCCAGCCAATTGCCCGGCTCAATCACTTGGCCAACGCCACCAGATGCCTGATATTTCAGACCGCGTCGGTCAGCTTGAAAAGGATATGATCGCCTTGCAAACGACCGTTCAGCTGCAGCACAAAGAGCTATTTACGCGCATTAAGAAACTTGAAAACGTGTTGATTGCATCGACAGGCGCGATTTTGCTGACTTGCGTTACGATCTTGATAAAGATGCAGTGACATACGTTTTTATTCTGATTTTATGGCAAGGAATTGGAACTGATCGGCAAATCATAGCAGAGGTTGAGTTTTCCAGCCTGCAAAATTGCTTAATTGCGGCGCAGTTGATTGTTAAGCGATTTGGATATGAAACGCCCAAAGACAGAGCGTTGGCGTACTGCGTGCCAAAACGGGTCAGCCCAGAAGCATAAGCGAGGCTGAGCATGATTGATCCCGTCACAGCATTTGCGGCGGCTCAGGCGGCGTATAAAGGCGTTAAAATGCTGGTCGGCGCTGGCCGCGAAATACAAGACGTCACAAGCCAACTCGGTAGTTGGTATGAGGCTTGCGCAGATTTAACAAAAGCTGAAAGCCAGCGCAAAAACCCAACGCTCTTAGATAAAATGAGCCACGGCGAAACCAATATTGAGCGCGAGGCGCTGGATATAATTGTGCGCCGCAAACAACTTTTAGAAAAAGAAAAAGAGATTAAATTTATGCTCGATTTTAGATTTGGTCTTGGAACCTATGACGAGATGCTAAATATGCGTCGGTCAATCCGCAAAGAGCGTGAAGAAACAGTATATCGCCAAATGGAAGCCAAACGGCAGATTGCTAATAATGCAGTGATCGGCACGCTTGGTTTTTTAATTATAGGCACATTGGGCGGCGGCATTTACTTGCTGACTTTGGCATTATGATCCCAGCGCTTGTGCTGTCGGTAACGTTGGCTGGGGTGGCAACGCCAGAATATACCGAGTGCAAACTTGCCAAACGCATCACCGTCTATGGCGAAAAAATTTGTGTTTATGTTTACGCGAATGGCGGGACACAACTGCATTACCCAACACGATCTTGGCGTGAATGCCCATCTCGGTTCATGTGCAAATATTCCCCAGCTAAAGACAAAGGCCCGACGCTCAAAGAAACCTTGGACGCATTGAAGGGACAGTTTGAATGACACCAGAGAAATTAGACGCGTGGCGCATCGTTCCGCGCCTGCTGATTGTCAGCTACATGATTGTATTCTACCAGACCTGCAATTGGTTCATGGCGCTAGATTTGCCAAATAATGCGCAGGCTGGATTCGTTTCAGTCATTGTTGGCGCGGGTGCGGCTTGGTTTGGCCTGTATCTCAATGGCGGTGCAAAGAAATGATCGGCGCGCTTATCGGGCCGCTGACGTCACTGGTCGGCACTTGGATGGAATCGAAGGCTGAAGTACAGCGCAGCAAGCAAACGGTCGCCAAAGCAGAAGCAGAAGCACGCGCAACGGTTATGGTCAGCGCGGCTACAAGTGAGGCTGGCTGGGAACGAATTATGGCAGAGGCCAGCAAAGATAGTTGGAAGGATGAGGCGTATACAATTTTGTTTATTGTAATTATCGCCATGTGCTTCATTCCACCATTGCAGCCATTTGTTGAGCGCGGGTTTGCCGCTTTGGAAACGACGCCAGAATGGTTTCGCGTCTGCATGTATTGCAGCATAGGCGCAAGTTTTGGATTGCGGGGCATCACTAAATTTAGAGGGTCAAAATGACCAGCGACAAGGTCATTCCGCTGCATCCACCCAAATCCGACATTGATGAGCAATGGCAGCAACTAGAAGCCCAGCAAAAGCAAATTAAAGAACAATTGTTAAAAATTTTGGAGACAAAGCCCAAATGAGAAACATCACAGAAATCGTAATTCACTGCACAGCGACCCGCGCGAATTGGATGGAAGATAAGCCGGTTGAGGACGTCGTAAAAGAGTTGACGCGCTGGCACACGGAAAAACCGCCAAACGGAAACGGCTGGTCAGACTGTGGATATCATTACGTGATACATCGTGACGGCATGATCGGCACTGCGCGACCTGTTGAACGTTCTGGCGCGCATTGCAGGGGCCGCAATAAACAATCAATAGGCATCACACTATGCGGCGGTCGTGGCGGTGAAAGCACAGATAAAATTCTGGATAACTTTACGGAAGATCAAGAAACTGCGCTGCGTGATTTAATTGGCGATCTAAAAAAGGATTACCCCAAGATACAAAATATCTCAGGGCATAATCAATGGTCCAATAAAGCATGTCCATGCTTCAGCGTGCGTGAGTGGTTGCGCTAGTCAGGCCACTGTGGCGGTCTGTAGCCGTCAAGCATCCATTGCAAAACTTGCATGGCAATCGGGTTGACAGGCCGCGCATCGCCTTCGCTTTCCCAGCGTCGAACTGTGCGCGGGTCTGAGTTGAGAATGTGGCCCAACTGAGTTGCAGATAGGCCCAGCTTGCGCCGAGCCTGTTTAAATTCAGTGGGTGTCATTGATACACCGTTTCGCTGCGATCAAGCGCTTTGGTCATCTCGCGCTCAACGCGCTTGGCGTCTGCAAACTCTGGCGATATTTCCCAAGCAACAGATTTAAGGCTTTCTAGTACAACCTCAATTTGATTGGCGGTTAAAGTTATGTTGCGCTTTTTCATTATGCCTCTCCATCAAACATTGTGTGGACAATCTCAGCGGCATGTAACAAGCGGTGGCCTGCCTCTTCTACGTCATCAGCGGTCAATGTGTTGCCAGCTTCACGCATAAAAGGGGCAAGTGTTTCCAGCAAATATTTTGCAAATTTAATGTCAGTCATATCGGTCATCGTCGTTCTCCTTAGATGGGCGTCATTGCCCTATGCACTACACATGGGGCCAATCCATAGGGCGATGCCCATCAAGATATGCTTGTATGAGCCGTACCATGCGCGGTGCTGGTGGTCGGCTAGTTTTTGCTTCGCTGGGCATTTCCATACGGCGCACGGATTGGCCGTCTGTATCTAACAGACGGCCCAAATCGGACTGCGTAAGGCCCAACGATTGCCGTGCTTGTTTAAGCTGTGATGGTGTCATTGATTAATGCTGTGCCTTTATCAGTGACGTATGCGTAGCCGTCAGCTTCATGTATGCCACGCGAGATCAAACCCGCATCAATGAGTTTTTCCATTTTGGTACAATATGTGCTGTAGCTTTTGGAAAAGTTGACCAAAGGGCGACCCAATAAATTAACATGAATTGGCTTTTTAACGCCGTGTTTCGCTTCTGATGCAACGGCGTTTTCCAAAATCTCGCGCTGTATTTTTGTAAGTTTCATGCTGTCATTACCTTTTCAACGTGTGAAATCAGCGCGTCAATATCGTCATACTGCCATTCTTCTGTGTGTTCGCCGTCTTCATCAAGTTCACCAAACATAAATTGTTTAATAGCTTTATCTGTGCGCCATTGCGGAAATTCAGATTTGGCGGGGTCTTTGTAATCAACCCTAATAACTAGCAAAAACCCATTGCCGCAATCCACTGACATAGATGGCATTGCGTCATTGCGCCAAGATAAATCTTTGAACCCGTGCGGGGCAACAGCGCTTAATATTTTGTCAAATGCAGCGCCATTGTCGAAATCTGCAAACTCAGTTTTATATTGTGCCATCTTGTATCTCCTTAAATTGGCGGGGCGTCATGCCCCTATGCAATTAATGTAGGGGCAATCGCCCCTAAGTGCAAGGGGGTAAATAAAAATAATTTTACCACCCCTGCATTTTATTTAGACATTCATCCCAGCGTAAAACGCAGCCGCCATCAAAGCGGCACTGACAGCGCCATACAGCGCTTTGCGCGGCACCTTAACCGATATGCTGTCGTCAGGTTGTTTAAGCTGAAGCGGCAAAGGAAGCATGCTGTCAGGCTGCGCCATGATTTCATCAATCTTTGCGCGCATGATCGGGTCTTGCAATTTTGGCGCGGTTGATCTGCGCTTGCGCTTGGCTGGCTTGGCAATCGGTTTCAAAAACAGGTCGCCACGAAGCGCCATGATCGACAATCTATTTTGAATTGCCTTGCGGCTGCGGCCCAGCGTTTCAGCCATATAGTCAACCGATCTGGCTTGGCTGTTCAAGTCGATCAGCGTTTTTTCTTCGTCAGGTGTCCAGGTTGTATTTGATTTGGCTGTTTTGACGTTTTTCATTTGTTTTTCTCCAATTTTAATTTGCCAAGCAAGTCAGATCGCAAATAACCGCGCATCATTATGTTTTGGCACATTTTCCAAGCGGCGTGCTTTGATCTGCCTGTCATGTCAGCGACCATTTGATAGGTTGGGCATTTGCCATGCACAGCGTGATGTGCTGCAATCACTGACAAAACGACCGCTTGCTTGCGTGTGAGCTTAGTGGACATGCAGCGGCTCGACGTTAATCAAATCCTTGCAATCATCGTGCAGGTTTAGCGTGAATAAAAACTCGTTAGTGACAGCCGCAACGCAATCAATTTCTTTCAGTTTATCTGCAACAGTCTTGGTTATATCGTCATATAACTTGACGATTTCTCCAGCGTCATCGTCTGATGTTGCCATATTATGCGATCTAGCAAGCGCCCATTTAAACCCGTGGCCTGCATCATTCCAGCTTTGTTGCTTTTCAACTGGAACTAAATATTTTTTAAATTTTAATTGATCACTCATCGCAAAATCCCCCCGACGTTATCTGCATAACATTGGTCGATCAGCGCGCAGCCTGCCCAACTGAAGGCGATCATCCCGATAAATATTCCTGCCACCGCCACGAACTCCATCAGGATCGTCAATTTGTTGTAACTATCCTGTGTAGCTCTATGGGGCTGTGTGGGGGTCGTTTGGCACAACTTTTCGCACAAGTTGTTGATCTTGCTAGATTGTTGCGATCTTGTCAGGGTTGGAACTATATACATACTCATTTGATTTTACGCTCTTTTTTTT